AGAGGAAAAGACGACTATATCTCTAACTGATGGATCTAACTTTCCAACTTCTGGATTTATCATGATACGAAAAGTTTTAACATCTAGCGATACATCAAATCCTTTAGAGGTAGGGATGTTTCAAAATGAAATTATTGAATATACAGGAAGATCTAGTAATGATTTGACTGGATGTACTCGTGGAACTTCTGCAAAATACAGAGGATATACACCACCGGCTACAACTGCAGGCAGCCATAACTCAGGAGCCAAAGTATTTGGTTCTTTCAAGGTTGCTTCTTTAGTAGAAACAAGTTATGTTAACGATGCTAACACTACGGTCATAGAAAAAAATAGTTTTACTGTGACCTTACCAAGTGCAGCAACGAGTACAGCAACAGGAGGAGGATTTAATTGTGTTATTAGTCCTCTTAATATAGAGAGTTTATAATGTCAGGAATAAGTGCATCAGGATTAAAAACACAGATTAGAAGCTACACAGAAGTAGATGATACAGTTTTAACTGACTCTGTATTAGAAAATATTATTTTAAACGCCCAACAAAGAATTATGATGGACCTTCCTATTGATGCTGATAGGTTTGTTCAAGAAGGTACTTTAGTTGCAAATGATAATACAATTAACGCACCTGCAGGATGTTTATTTGTTAGAGGGATAGAGGTATTTAATTCAACCGCTAATACAGAGGGCAACGGATCTTGGCTAGAAAAGAAAGATCAATCTTATTTGTCAGAGTTCGTTGACAGAAAATTTGGTCCTTCTGGCGAAATACAGGCTCCTACAGACACAGCAAATTCTGTTACAGGGTTTCCTAAGTATTATGCCATGTTTGGAGGCGCTACGGGGCTGTCAGACACTACCTCTGGAGGTATGTATTTTGCTCCTACACCAGATCAAAATTATAAATTTAGAATATACTATAATAAAGCACCTGTATTATTAGAGGGTAGTAATACTAATTACATTAGTCTAAACTTTCCACAAGGTCTGCTATATTGCTGCTTGGCAGAAACTTATGGGTTCTTAAAAGGTCCAACAGACATGTTGACATTATATGAACAAAAGTATAAGAATGCAGTACAACAGTTTGCAGCAATGCAAGTTGGTAGACGAAGAAGAGACGATTACACTGACGGAACAGTTAGAATTAAAGTCCCTTCACCGTCACCGTAATAAGGAGATAAAAATTATGGCAATAACATCGGCAATTTGTAATAGCTTTAAAAACGAGCTGCTAACAGCTACTCATAACTTTACTGCGTCAACAGGAAATACTTTTAACATTGCGTTGTACACTAGTTCTGCAACTTTAGGTGCAGGCACTACAGCATACAGTTCTGATTATGAAATAACTAACTCATCAGGATCTGCTTATTCTGCAAAAGGAAAAGCTTTGACTAACATTACACCATCGCTAGACGGATCAACAGCTTGCGTTGACTTTGATGATATATCTTGGACATCTGCTTCTTTTACAGCTAACGGATGTTTAATTTTCAATGATACAGCGACTGGAGACCCTGCAGTTTGTGCGGTAGCATTTGGTGGAGACAAAACAGTTTCATCTGGAACGTTTACAGTTCAATTTCCTGCGAAAGCAGCTACTACAGCTATAGTAAGAATAGCATAAGGAGGTAATCCTTATGTCTGTCGCTAGAACGTACACCGTAACGGTGCAGAGCACCGGTTATGGAAATAAATATTATATTGACGGTGTTCAACAAGCCACTGTAGTTCTTGCAAAAGGAATTACTTATAAGTTTGATCAATCAGACAGCACTAACGAAAACCATCCTTTACGTTTTTCTACAACCAGTGATGGAACACACAACAGCGGAAGCGAGTATACAACCGGGGTAACCACCAGCGGTACACCGGGAAACTCTGGAGCGTATACACAAATTTCTGTAGCTGACAGTGCTCCAAGCACACTATATTATTATTGTTCTAGTCACCCTGGCATGGGTGGTTCTGCAACCATTACGACTTCCGACGCTTATGGAATGATACCATGGAATTATAACTCATGGGCTTCAAATACTTCTTCAGTTCCTCTAACAGGCTCACAAGCAACCACAGCATTAGGAACACTTTCTGCTTTTCCAAGTTTAGGTTGGGGACGTTCTGCATGGGGAGATAATTCGTGGGGTGTAGATTACACTGCCGTACAATTAACAGCACCATCAGAGGCAACAACAGCCATAGGGGCAGTAGACGCTTATCCAGGAACAGGTTGGGGTAGACTTCAATGGGGTAACTCTGGATGGGGCGTAGCTTACAGTGTTTTAATTGGAGTAACAGGTGATACACCTGCTGGATTAACAGCTTCTGTGGGAGCAGTAATAGGTGAACAGTTTTTAGATGTTCCTCTAACAGCTCCTTCAAACCAAGGTGCATCTGCTATTGGTTCTGTAACCACTCAACAAATAACACCTGTACCTTTAACAGCTCCAAGTCAAATGACTTCTGAAGTTGGAGATTTTGATAATGCAGGAACTTTAGTAGGTTGGGGTAGAAACGGTTGGGGTGAAGAACCTTACGGAGATTCATTTAATAAATTAGTTCAGCCTTCAGGTCTTGGTTTAACTTCAAGTGTAGGAGCTATTGTTCCTGACGGAATGGCAGTTGGAATAACAGGACTAGGCACAACTTCAGCTGTAGGTTCAGTTGGATTAGAGTTTGGTGCTAGCACTGAACCAATATCTGGAGTATCAGCGACTTCAAGTGTAGGACAGATTGTTGCTGGAATTGGTGTTGCATTAACAGGACAAGTTGCAACTTCAAGCGTAGGAGCAATAACACCTGCAGATGTTGTAGGATTAACTGGTTTACAAGCTACTTCAGCTCTTGGAACCGCACAGGCTAATAATACTGAAATTGTAACGCCGACAGGTCTTAGTGCAACTTCAAGTGTAGGGTCTATTGTTGTTGGGATAGGAGTTCCTTTAACTGCACCAAGTGTTGCAACGGCAAGTGTAGGTGCAATAGTGCCTGCAGATGTTGTAGGATTAACAGGGGTTGAAGCTACCTCAGAAATTGGTACAACAGGCTTTGGAACGTTGGCATATAAAGATATTGACATAACGGGCAATACTTCGTATACAGACGTAAATCATGCTGCTTAATTGATTAAGGAGAAAATATTATGGCATCAACATATACACCTTTAGGGGTCGAATTAATGGCAACCGGAGAAAATGCCGGTACTTGGGGAACAAAAACTAATACAAATTTATCAATAATAGAACAAATCTCTGGTGGATATAAGGTACAAACTTTAAATGCTGCAGGGAGTGGAGCAAACACAACAGCTCTAGCTGTATCAGATGGATCTACTGGTGCTACACTAGCAACTAGAATTATTGTTTTAGGTGCAGAGTCACCAGAAGCTATCACAGGAAATAAAGTTGTTACAGTACCTAATGATGTAGAAAATTTTTACATAGTAAAAAACAGCACAAGTGGTGCTTACACAGTACAATTTAAAACAGCATCTGGATCAGGCGGAACAGTAACATGGGCTGCTACTGATAAAGATTGGAAAATTCTTTATGTAGATGGCGCTGGAAGTAATCCAAGCGTTGTTGATACAGGAATGGTATCAGCAGCTAGCGTTTCAACATTGACTAACAAAACTTTAACTTCTCCAGCAATTGGAACTTCAATTTTAGATACTAACGGAAACGAACTTGCACTTTTAACAGCTACGAGTTCTGCAGTAAACGAATTTACAATCGCAAACGCGGCTACTGGTAGTGGACCTACTCTTTCATCTACTGGTGGCGATACAAATATTGATATTAATGTAACACCAAAAGGAACTGGGGATGTCGTCCTTGCTGGTGATACAGTTAAAGTTGGAGACTCAGGAGCGGCAGCTGTCCTAACTTCTAACGGAGCTGGTACACTTACAGTAACTACTGGCGGAACAGAAAATTTAGTTCTAAGCACAAACAGCGGAACTAACTCGGGTACTATCACTATTACAGATGGCGCTAACGGAGACATGACTCTTGCCCCTAACGGTTACGGTAGAGCTACTATCGATGGTCAGGGTAAAATTGAAAGTCTTGCAGAAAAAATTACAATAGAAGCTACGGCTGCTACAGGTACAAAAAATTTCGATGTATTAACACAAGCTCTTTTATATTACACTTCAAATGCTTCAGGAGACTGGACTTTGAATATTAGAGGCGATGGTTCTACAACTTTGAACACTATTATGGATACAGGTGAGTCAGTAACAATTGCTCACATGGTAACTATTGGTG